TCCTCTTCCTCTTCCTCTTCAAACTCTTCCTCTTCCTCACCTTCAGACTCTTCCTCTTCCTCCTCTTCAAACTCTTCCTCTTCCTCCTCTTCAAACTCTTCCTCTTCGGACTCATCTTCGGACTCATCTTCGGACTCATCTTCGTCCTCAGACTCTTCGTCCTCGTCCTCGAATTCATCCTCGTCTTCGGACTCTTCGTCCTCGAATTCCTCTTCCTCTTTCTTAGCCTTCTTGCCCTTGGCCTTTGTCTTGGCTTTTGTCTTGGCCTTAGCGCTTGGGGCGGAAGCCTCACTCACCTCATCCATCACGGCTTCACGCAGATCCCCGAGTTTATCAAACTCATCCGGATCTACGTCCAAGTCATTCATGTAGATGAACTTCTTGAGTTCTTTGGCGGACATTTTCTCAATTGCTTTCACTTTCTTACTCCTTGTATTAGAAGTTTCCGATTTTGATTCTCCCGTTCGGAGAAACAACTCTTTGATTTCCTTGTACGGCAACACTTTGATGATGTCGTCAAGGCACACAACTTGCTTCAGCATACGGTCTGGGTTATAATCACGTTTGCGATCCAGAAAATTGATTCGACTAACTTCAAAGAATTTCTGGCGGTTGTACGTTTTTTCGTTCAAACCCAGTCGTAAAGTTTTACCTCCTTCAAATTCACACCAGCCTTCAAGTTGGTCTTGCGTTTCCTCATCATCCAAATACTCTTCCAGCAGCTTGCCGAACAGATGGTAGGAAATATCGAATATCTGCACTCCGCGTTTGCGGTCTTTTGTATCAATCACGTTGAAAACTTGCCGGCGCTTCGGCTTTAGTGATTTGATAAAATCTTCATCGGCATCAACGTCTTCGCGTAATACAGCTACTTGTTCGCAGATAGGGCATAGCCCATATGGTTTAGGGCCTGTTGCAGGGCATACGACGGTGTCATTGTTTGGCCCAACAGATTTGTGTACGAAATACGTACGCTCGAAAGAGAACGCACCTGGATCAGCAAACGGATTGCCCGCACCTACCATGTATGGCAAGATGTCGAGACGTATGGGATCGTCACTTTTGATTTGTATCATACTCACGTTTTTCGGCAATGCTAGAGCACGACTGGTGTACAATTCGGATGATCTCTTCTGTGCTTGTTTTGATCCATGTGAAGCCATTCCACGTTTGTATCGCGTCTTTCTACGTTTCATTTTTGTCCTTTCGCACGGGGTTGAATTCGGTTTTTAATCTATTTGCTAGTGTTTTACCTTTCATGTATCCAAACGTGCCATATTTCATAATACCAAATGCAACGATAGGTAACACAAACGGCACTACAGCTAGAATGATTATGATTGTTGTATTCATTTCAAGCACGTCTTTTTTTGGTCTTGTTAACGCGACTACTTACACGTCTTGTGCGATTCTCTTGTAGCTGTCTGGTTCCTGTTTCATCTGCACGCGGTACGCTGAAATACTTTTGACCATGAAGTGATACCAAACCTTCCAATGCGCGTTTGCGGTGTTCGATGGCGGTTACCATATTGGATAGATGATCAACCTCTTCCCGCAAATCGATTAGTAACAGCACACGTTTTCCGTAAGCCGGATGACTACACACCACGTTTTTGATTGCTGTTTCGTTTACCGATTTGAGTTTGTATTTACTTGGATTGGAACGTACCCGCAATGACAATTTGGCATCGGCTATTTCATTCAAAGCCTTTTGTCTGTCGTGCTCTTTTCTCTTTGTACTTAACTGATCAGCAAATTCAAGTAGCAACTTCGGTTGCAATACCCATTCCCGATCTAATTGTGTCGGATCTGGGTTCAAAATTCTTTTAGCACTTGTCTTCACTATAGTTATCTCCATACATCTGTTTTTGTTTCTACCTATATTATCGATCTGCTAATCTTCAACAACGATTTGGTAGCAGGCCATTGCTAATCCTGCATGTTTGCTGTCGTAGAAATTACCTTCAAACGTCTGAATAATACGACAAGCACGTTGTTGTAATTTTCGATGATTGTTTTTTAGCAGGATGGCGCGGGCATATCCAATCACAGCCCATCGAATAGATTCGGCATCAGATGATGCCAATGCTGTTAAGAGCCCAGATGTATTATTCCAATCCGTTTTGAAGCTGAACAACAAACGGCATAGGTCTATAATTTGTCGTTGTTCTTCAGCCGCACCCTCCAACCATTCTAGTTGTTCGTTTTTGTCGGCCAGGAGTACAACACCTTCCAACATTTCGATGGCACGGCGGGCAGACCCGTCAGCTTGTTCGATAATTGTGGCTTGAACCTTTTTGTCTATTCGTGTTTCAATCTGCTTTTCAATATACAGAAGTGATTGTTCAATAGCAGATGCATTTAGCGGTTTGAATTTGACTGGGAAACATCGGTCACGTACCGTTCGTGTCAACTTGTTTGGATCGGTAGTACACAAAATGAAGTAAACATGAGATGGCACATCTTCCAATATTTTGAGCATGGCTTCTTGGGCGCCACCCGTTAGTCTGTGGGCTTCATCAATCAGCCATAACTTGGACGTACCATTCATAGGTTTCAAGTGCATAGATTTGCGAATATCCCGGACAGCATCGATGCCTCGAATATCGGCACAGTTCATTTCTGAAAAATCAGGTATCCCACATTTGATGTGCCGCCGCATTATTCGGGCACTTGTAGTTTTCCCTGATCCAGAATGACCTGAAAACATCATTACATGGGGTATTTTTTTCTTGATCACCATGGCCTGTAGTGCTTTGATTGCTTGTGGTTGTCCATAAACATCTTGTAATTTCGTTGGTCTGAATTTGCGATACAGTTCCATGGCGTTTCTCCTTTTTTAGCATTTCACGGCTTATACTTCGCCTTTTCATACCAGCTGCGGCCCATCGGTGCAACTTCTGCATCAACACCTACAGGGACAATAATCCAACCCCAATGTTTACGTAAATCAATTGTCATAACCTGATGGGCTATTTCAATATAGTCTTTCAATTCACGGTGTAGCACATCAGCAATTACACTGTCGTGAATTTGTCCAATAAGCTTTGTCTTCATCTTATATTTTTGTAATAGTTTATTGATGCGGATTAGGCACCATAATAAGCAATGAAACGCACTACCTTGAATTGGATAGTTTATGACTTTCTTGCGATCCATAGCACCAGAAATACGAAAGCCCGTGAGGGTATCAAAGAATCCTCTGTCTAAATAATCTTCCCACCAATCCCACTTCCATTCTGTATACACACGAAATCTGTTTTCCCAGAAGTCTTTTTCAACCTTTTTGATATGGCCTTCAAAGCTGTGGGGTAAAGGGGTTTCTCCCGGAACACACCGACCTAGTTTTGTAATGCCGTGACGACGAAGATGTTTAAACACATCCTCACCTGTTTTTGTTTTCAGATGTAATCGTTGCACAGCATACCATAACGATTGAGCACAACTGAGATACCAATCGCCGTAAAATTCAGGAAACACAAACAGATTTTTTGCACAGTGACGTAAGGCATCTGTATATTCTTTAATGGTCAAACAATAGATTTGCATACACATATCTCGGTGCATGTCAGATTTTTTGTCTTTGATATATCTGATGAGTGTTGGGTCGTGATTATAACAGGCAGCTGTTTTGACTTCTACGCCACTAAAATCATGTTCCACAATATGTCTATTTAGTCCGCGCGGAATGAATGCGCGGCGTACAAGTTTTTTAATAATGGGATCTCGAATGGGTATATTTTGTAGGTTTGGGTCAGCACAAGAACCACGAAAAGTTCTAACTGTATCCAAACCAAAAAATGGGTGAATGAAACCTTCTGCATCTGTATGGCGTTGAATTCCGTTCAAGTATGTACCTTTAGCTTTTTTGAACTGTTCAAGTTTTGTATACCATTCTAAAAACGGCAGGTCAATATTTTCAAGTGCTGCTTTGTCAGCTTTGTACCGTCCCGTTGCAGTTCGTGTGCCTTTCGCCAGTTCAAGTTCGTTGAAAACAATATCGCCTAATTGTTCACGACTACCAAAGTTCATTTTGAGGCCATACTTTCGTTTCCAAACGCGATAGACCTTATCCTCTTTCATACGCGCCGTAAGCTCTTGAATTTTTACACTTAAGTGCTTTTGGGCGCGATCTATATATGCAGTATCAATACAAAATCCATTACACTCCATTTCTGCAAGCGTAATTGATCCTTGTTGAAACAATTGATACCCATCATGCGTTATGGGTTTGCATTGCACGTCGGTGAGCCTTTCCTTGTTTTACCAATTCAGGTATTTGTATTATCGCTAATTCATCTTCTACTTTCGAATCCATACCACAATACAACATCACATCGGTAATAGGCAGTTGAAGGATTCGGTTGAGTTTATATGCAGGCGCACGGAGATATGGTTCGATATGATCATTGTAACTTTGTTGTCCTAGCCGTACGAACGATTGGAATTTTACACCCGTTACCTTTGGCCTGTTGTCTAGGGCATGCGCCCCAAGCACCACGTCATAATACCAACCTTTTACATGTATCTTATGTTTGTGCAAAATCCAACGATGTTCAAATTTATTGTTGGCTGCTATCTTTCGGATGTGTGGATTCCGGAGAATCGCTAACATTTCGTCTACCGCGTCGCCAGCCCATGGGAACACTACCGTTTGTGGGCCCGTACACACGCTACAGCAAACGATCTCTGCACCAGGGGTATCAGGCTTCAGGCTGGACGCTTCCAAGTCCCAGGTGGCGTGTGCGGGCTTAGATCGATATAGTTGATATAAGTATCGGCCCGCTTGGGAGGGGGATGTGATGATTTCTATTCCCGAACTATAATCCGGTACTTTTACCCATGGTAGTTTTTGCAGTTTGATTGCCGCTTTGATATGCCGGTTAAAAAGCATTGTGTATTGTTTTCCTGGTTTGCGTAGTATATATGAGGGATGATAAGTGGGGCATATCCAAACGTTTTTATTTTGTATAGGTATATGCCATCCAGTCCATCGTGAGAATGCGTCGATTTTGTCTTTCCAAAAGATAGGTATTACAGATTCAACAGCAGTGGCACCTAACAATATGATACAGGTGGGTTGAAAACTTTCTATCTCTCTCAGCACGTTAGGACGACATGCTGCAATTTGAGCGCTTGTTGGTGTTTCGTTTTTTGGGGGACGACAAATCACAGCGTTTGTTTTTTGGGCATCCACATCTAAGTTTATGCCATAACGTTTCAACCTCGAACGCAAGTACTGTCCAGATTTTCCGATCAATTGTGTGTTTTTTTCGTCTTCCAAACGACCCGGAGCTTCAGCTACAAACAACAATCGCTTTCGCCCTTTACCTGTAGGCGGCATCTTGGGATGTATACACGTTCGATGTAATTTGCATAGACCGCATCGGGGTGTGGTACTCATCGATTTAGATGTGGATATGTCGTTTGTGGAAAAGAATCCTTTTTTCATCGCTTACACGTCCTCTGCATATTCAACTTTACACCCCAACTCCTTGGCACCTTTGCGGCAATAGTATGGGCTTATCTCGATGGATATGCTATCGATACCCAAGCGTTTACATACACGCGCTGTAGTAAAACTGTGCCCAAACATGTCAATCACAGTATCGCCGGGCACACAGCAAAGTCTTATTATCCGTTCCATTAACTTCTGGGGGTGCTGTGTAACGGACCATTTGACCCGTTCTTCTGCATTGCCAACTACACGCGGGAATTCCCACACGGCGTCAGGCACACGCCCATCTGGATTAGCTCGTGGGTCGTTGTGCTTCTGTCTCCATGATTCAACTCGGATAGCATTTGGATAGAGTTTGGCTTCGGGATTGCTAATGCGGATCATGGGCCGATAGCCACCCGTACTATCGTGTTTGTTGTGCTGACCAAAAGTATACCGCCAGATAATCTCCCGCACCAAGTTTCCTCTGTACTCAAAGTGCCTACTTGATGACCATGCACTGGAGTTGTGTGCGCAGTTAAAGCTCATCCAAAAGATTTCGCTGCTATACACTCCAATTTTCATCATCCTTTTGAGCCACTCATGGTATGCTTCTTTACTCTTCCAATGATCATCAAAGCCTCTGTATGGAGCCTTGATATTGTCTGGAGGATCAGCAAACACAAGTTTGGCTGGAAGCAATTTTGGCAATACCTTCAAACTATCGCCGCAGATAATTCGAGTTCGTGTAGAGCGTAAAGCACACATTATTCAGCATCGCTTTCTTGAGGAGTTACGCCCAAAGCCGCTACAAATTCAAATTGTCCGCTTGTGGCTTTCAGCTTTTCTTGTGATACAATACAGCTGTTGTGTTTATGGGTTAATGCTATTAGTTGTGTAGGTGAAATCAAAAAGGTCAATGGCTTCCCTACATATTTTATCTTTTTGATTTCCTGAAATTCCGCACCTGTGCCAGTGCCCCGAACTAAGGCCCGGTTGGTAGTGAGTGTAACGAATATGTCACTGTCCTCTGGATTGTCAGCGCTGAAAATAGCAGCACGGCGCGCAGCCTTTTCTAGTCCTTTCGGCAAGGTCATTTTTTTTCCACTGATTTTAAAACCTTCGTCCGAGTCAGGAAAGCTTTCGGTGTATCGACGACAGCAAATGATTGGGCCGTTATTGCGGCGGAAGTGAACCCAATCTTTTGTCTCTCCAAATTTGGTCACCTGAGCAGTTATTAGATGTTTGACGGTATCTTTGCGGATAAGCATAGATCGTCGCACATCGGTTTTCGTGTTGAACTTAGCTAGACGAGTATTGTCGCTGGCTTCAAGTTTTTCTGGTGCGATATGAATACAAGTCAAAACAAAATTGGATTCGTCACGGCCTGCACAATCAGCCACCAACGATAAGCCTTCAAGAAAATCAGATGGCAGGGATTTCCATGTCTTGGGGCTTTTGATAGATTCAATGGGCAGGGCGATTTTAGATTCGAGAGCATATGTAGCCTGTTTGTGCATTCCCTTGATGATCAGCTTGCCCTTTTTGGATGTGGTGATATTTAGATTTTCTTCGGGCATACTTTGCAAGAGGCTAATCAGCTTTTTGGCGGACACCGCCCCAGTGATGCCCAAAGAGGATCTAGCCCAGCAAGCTATTTCGTCATTGAATGTGTAGACTTTTCCATCCTTGAATACAAAACATGACGACTGTTCGACGATTTCACGCTCAGACAAACCAGGGACAACCGAATTCAGTTCTTTCAATAATTGCTCTCGCTTGATTTTGGACATTGTCATTTCCCCTTACTAACAGACGTTTTCGGTTAACGATTCGACAAAAATAAACCTTTAATAATATTATCGCACTAAATGAAATGTGGTGCTAATAGTCGAAACTAAGAGCACCACATGAATCGATTTGATTGTCGTAATAACACTACTTGCTCGGGAAGATTCTGCCCTTCTCTACCCTGACGATGTCGAAGTGTACGAGTGCGGGCAAAACACAGGCGCGGAGGAGCCACACAGTCTGTTTCGCATTGTCCTTGCCACCAGCCTTTATATACTTCGAGTTGGCAAGTTTGGCAACCTGTTCGATTGAAGCGCCTTTGACCGGGAGCTTTTTCAGCGTGCTACATATGCAATCGAACCTCTTGGCACTCTTTTTTGCTACGGGTTTCGCAGCAGCCTTGGTTTTCTTGGTCGTCTTTTTGGTGGCTTTCTTGGTGGTATCTTTCGGCTCAGCATGCGCCGGATCACTGGCATCGACACTGATATTATCGCCAGCAGCGATAATGGTTTTCACCAACTTCTGGTCGTTACTGGTGAGCGTCCCGTCAAACGCCTCCATGTACTGGCCAGTTTTGTGGAGCCGCATGAGCAGTTTTTCATTGGTGAGTTTGTGGGGAGCGGTGAAGCCAAACGTCTTCATCAGGCTGACACCATCTTTGCGAGTCACAGCCAGAATCTTGGGGGCCTTCGATGCAGTCTTCTTGCTCGTTCTCTTGTTCGTTCGCTCGTTTGTCTTTTTCGTTGCCATGATTGTTGCCTTTCCAAATGAGGTTGTTGTGGTATTTCTTAAATCAGCAACGCAACATACGCTGCTATGCATAGTATCAGTTTTATCTTCCACTCAGGCACGGGTTTCCCAATTAACGAGGAAGCAGATGGCTGTGGTACTTGCGCATGGGCATAAGGGTGGTCAGTTTCGCCATGGCCATATTGGCATCCGCTGCATAACGGCTGAGGCCTGAAGAGGTATATCCCCGATCACACTTCAAGAATTCCTGCAAGGCTTTGATATCCTTGAGCATCGACGTGAGCGCTATATCCAAATCGGTGGCAACCTGATCGATGTTACGTTCGATCTCAAATGCCCGCTTGGTCTCGTCTGATGCATGATCTGCGTTTTCATTATTGCTCAAAAGGTGCAATGCATTTTTGTCGGCCATCTTAGCGATAACGTTGTCTTTGGCTGCCATCGTTCTGCCCTTTCTGCTTTGCTCTACTGTATTCAATTGTCAACCTTACTGTCTTTAGTCTAACAATAGCATCGGTAGTTGGCAAGTGTAAAATTAGCAAAGTTGCTTAATTTTTTTAAAAACACCATTATTAAACCAGGAGAGCGGAAAAAACTTCAATATTCTGAACCCAACAATTTCAGAAGCTCGACCGGATTGCCAAGTTTCCAATTTCCGGGCACCCAGCTACATACACGCATTTGCTCGGTAGATAGGCCCCTTCGCGCTTGACTACCCAGTTCAAACGCATGATACCGCGTTTCTTTTCCTCCTCCGATTGGTTAAGCCCGATTGAACCCGTAACGTGTGCACGTTTTCGTTTGTCTTCGCTGAAGTGCTGACGGTCTATGATGGCGGCATTATATGAATTACTATCGGTTTGTGTGGCTGTGATAACGAGGCAGTGATATACCTGAGATAGTTTACGTAGATCCTTCCACGTTTGGTTTATGCGATCCCGACCTTCAATGCCGCTGTATGTCATATCCAAAATATCGGCATAGTCAATTACCACAACATCTACTGGCCACCCATCCCGCTGCCATTCCTTCAGCATCGTATCAATATCACGTACGTGCAAACTATCGTTGGGGTGAATGGAAAGGCGCAATAAATTGTGATCACTTTTTGCTTTGTTGGCCATGTAAGCTAACCCGTCTTTGTGCGCTTGTCTCCATCCTAATCCCTGTTTGAATGTTCGACGTATGTATTGAATGCGGGGTTTAGTACTCGTACCGCGATGCAACACTTTTAGTTTTTCAGGATAACGGATCATACCGGGGTACAATGGGGTACGAGAAATGCGGGAGGCCATACGACGTACGATTTGGTCTTGTGACATATCACCAACTTGATAGTACGCTACGCGCCTGCGTTGTAACACAGCACGGAATACCATATCCATAAGCCAGAACGTTTTTCCCCTCTTTTCTGGTCCTTCAAATGAAATCAAACCATCGCGTTCCAACTGCATGCCAAAGAATTTACCCAAATCACCCGGATAACGAATCAATGGATCATGAGAATGTGCAAAAGCTTGTTTCATCACGGCTTGATCTGTAAATGGATCGATCCATTCACCCACACCAAGATTGATACGATTCCATTTGGTGATTGTTTCAATAGCGCTTTCAGGATCGCTCTCTTCCAAACTGTCTTCAATATCGTTTCGCAGGCGTTCCAGATGAACACTATTGAACAATCGGCCCGCAGCATCTAGTACATATTCCGTATTGGTATTTATTTTATCATGTACAAATTCGTCTGATATTTCCTCCAGGAACGTTTCTACACTTTCAATCAGTGATTCGTCTTGCGTTTTTGCAGCCCATCGTTCAAACAAATTGCGGATGCGACGTTTCGGAGCGTGTTCATATTTATTGTAATATCGTACGCACCAACCTGCCACTAAATTGGACCACTTGGATTTGAAAGCATCAGACTTCCATTTGCTTGTTACTCGGCCACATACAACATCATCCATTACCATGGATGCTAGAACCGTATGTTCATCAGCAGCATTACGGGATTTCTGGATTTTCACAGCTAATTCCCTTTTTATGCGATTATGCAATCTAAATACGTACTACGTTATCGATTTAAGGTACCTAGCAATCTGTACACGCGATTTTCAAGGGCTCAGGGGTAACATAGTATACAAATCAAAATATCACGGCTTGTAGGGGCTGCTAGGCGCTTCCGGGTCCATATATGATAGTTCTACCACTTCCCGACGTCCTTTCTTGTGAATGAGTTTACTCTGCGTTGTAATTGGTTGGGGCGAACCTATTTGGCGTTGTGTGTTGTTTTGATTTCTTTCCATCGATTCAAACACGCGCCATAACTCATCGCAAAACCGTCGGGCGGAATATAGTTTCGGCGTGTACGGTTCTAACACATGATCTGCATACCAATCAATTGCGCGTTGAATTTCTTTGGCGGTGTATAGATTGCGATTGAGGACATGCGCAAACTCTTTAGCCCAAGCGCTAAAGTCTCGATGTCTATCGACTTTCTTTGGCAATCTATTCATTCGTCTCTTAACTTTGAGTGGTATTGCGTTGAAAAACCTTCTGGCTAATTTGTATTGGGGTGTTCTCTTGTAATCATTTGGTGATGTAGGTATTAACAGCCCTTGGTGTGTGTATGTTTTTACTACCAGGGAAAAAGGGATATATATTATCCCCCCTTTAGGGGGGGATATATATCCCTGTTGGGGGGTTCTATAGGGGGGTGTGGTTTGTTTCTTCTTTTTAGTTTCAATAGCAAATACCAAAGCGACCCCAGGTTTTTTCTTCTTCCAACCTATCAAACCCAAACAGATCAGATTTTGTATGGCGTTTTGTATCCCCGATCTTTCTATACCCAATAGTTTCACCAATGTTTTGCTGCTGTATTTTGTTTGGGGTGTGTAAGCTTGCGCATAACGGATGAAAACGTATATCGCAAGCTCGTTGATCGTGTTGAATTGTTGAAGCGCAACAATAGCGTTACCATCAAGTCGTAAAATATTAGGTTTGGTAGGTTTCATGGTTAAATCTCGATGCTTGTTTCTTTTGCGTTGGTGAAGATCATTTTAGCGATTTTTTACTAGGAAGAACCTGCTTTACTTTTCTGGTTTTGGTGGGTTGTATCGCCATTGCGGCTACCAGTTTCATACTTGCTTTCATATGATTTGTTTCCGTATTTCTTTTGATCCGTCTGACTGCTACAATTTGATTTTTTTTAATGTTCTTTGCGGCTGAAAGTTTGTTGCATCGTTGTATTGTTTTTGCATTTGTGTTTGTAATTCTTTTGAACTGTTTCATCAGGACGTATGGGACAGACTCACTTGTACTCATCCATTTAACAATGGGTTTTTTGTTGTCATCCTTCCATGCTGCCAGTCTACGACAATCCATTCTATTTGCTAATTCTAAATTGATTGCGTATATGAGTTGCAATCTAAAAGCTACGTATTCCCTGTATTGTAAACTTCTCCTTTTTCCATGAGTGTGTACGGGGACAGAAGACCACCCTGCACAATAAATCATAAAGTATTCCCACGACATGGCACACGGTTCCCATGTTTTTATAATATCTGTAGCTTCTTCAACTTTTTCTTGGAATGAAACATCTGTTTTCTTTTTCATTTTACTTCTCCTTTGATAAGTTTCGTTTCTTTCTTATCCGCAAAGTCTTTGCCTCCAACAAACTTTGCGAAGTTGTGTAGAGCTTTTGCAGCTAATATTACATTGTACAATACGAAGAATGCTTTAATGCCTTGCAATTGTGTTACGCCCATTTTCTTCAAATCTTGACGAATTGTGTCGGCAAGAAATGTGACGGAGGAGGTCATGCTGTCCAGTTTTTTCAAAGCGCTTTCTATATCGCGCATTTGTTGAGTTATCTGGGGTTGGATTTTTGTTGCTTTTTTGACTGCGTTCCGAATATCTCTTGTTCCTATGGGTTTACTACTCCTCGTGATTTTTTGTGCAATTGTGTTTTGTTCTTTCTTTGGAATTTTGTAATCTACAACGGCCTTTTTGAATTCACGTGCCTGAGACATGGTGGGGAATTTTTCTACTGCGTTGCGTTCAATGTGTGTTTTTGTTTTTGTCTTTTTATTTATTACATAGCATTGAATAGTTTCCAATGCCTCTTGCACCATCCATTGTTTCCAGTTGCCACCGAGAAATTGGACAATAGTGGTTTGGCCTGCGCCCTTGGTCTTGGTAGTCTGAAACGCCGTCTGGCTGTCAAACAAACATCTAATAAATTCATTAGATGTTGCCTGCTTCCACGTTGCATATTTCGCCAACTCCTTATTCAGGAAATCACGGGCGGCATGGACGGTTTCGTTGATAACGGCAGGGGATTGATTCCATTCCAGGTTTTCATTCGCCATGATCCGCAACATTGTGGCATCGTCGATATTGCGGATTGGAATGTCAATAGTATCAACACTCAAATTTCTAAGCGCGATAAGTCGATGGTGGCCGTATCCTAGCTGAAAGAATCCCTTTTTCGTTGGGTGTGGACGTGCAATGATGTTATCCCAAAAGGTTGTTTCTTGAATTGATGTTTCAAGTCGCTTGACTTTGTCTTTGTCAATTGGATACGTCTTCATCCGTCGGTACGGATTCGGTTTGATCTTGGAAACTTTGATTTTCATGTTAAAATCTCCTTTCTGATTCGCTCCAATTCAGTGGAAGGCGATTCGGCTGCGTCTTTACCACTCAATTGTATGTTGTACGTTTCACCCTTATATCCAGACAACGAATCTACAAGTTTTCGTGCTGTATCTTGCGCTTGTTTTGTATTATCGAGGCATACAGCACGTATGGGGTATTTAGACATTTTGAGAACTTGTGCTGATGTGATAGACAAACCAAACGTAGCTACTGCGCCAGGACCAATGGCCCACACATCAATGGGACCCTCTACGATAACGATAGCATGTCGCGCGAAGTCTTCACCGTATAATAAGGTTTTGTGTGGAATGGTTTCGTATTCTGGTTTGGCAGAAAGATAACGCGGACGTATGTCCTCGTCAATAGCTCTAGTTGTCCAACTGACGCGTTCTCCCCGGTAAAATATAGGCAAGAACAAGCGCCATTGCATGGCGGGATTAGATAGGGCAATGCCTTGAACAGACCACAATTCAGCAATATACCGCCAATCGAATCCACGGGATTTTATATACCGCTTATGTGCGTTGTGTAGTGAGCCTACTTCAGCGGGTTTAAGGAATTGACCTGTGTGTAATTTTAGTTGCTGATGTTCGGGCCGAATACCCTTGGCAATCGTTTTGGCTTCTACATAGGTTATTCCAAATAGGACTGCCATTGTCTCGGTAATGGAGTGGTGACCACAGTTCCAGCAGTTGACGTATTTATTGGTGATGTCATATCCCATATGATATTTGCCACTGTTCGTGCCGCAGAATGGGCAGTCAAATTGCAACCATCCATATCGGGCATGGTGGTGGCCTTCGGGCGCTGTGCGTATTCCATTTGATTGTAATAACGTTTCAAAATCCATAGAGGTCATCGCCGTTTCAATTGGGATTATTTAATACTCTCACCTTGAAACCATAATAGGTAGTTCAACCATACTCCAACTATTTTCATCGTTACGTCTTAGTCTCAATACAAAATCAGTTCGCACGAGTCCTCCGAAAGTGTTCCGGGCATCCACCCATCCTATCACACAATATTCGGTGTTGCCCAAATACGTGACGCATTCCCTGGGGTTCTGATAGTCACCACGTAAAATACCGCCGAACCGTGCTGTACTTGGTGACTTGAGACGGTCTTTCACAAAGCTCTCCGCCATAGTCCACGCCTCGATTTTCATAGAGACGGAGTCTGGGGTTGATTCTGTTGGCGGCGACGGGGCTCTGTATGGTTTGTACTCACGTGTGTGTCTCGTGTTTGTTGGCTCCTGTAACCACAATATGAAACATACCATCATCGTCCCAACAATAGCAAAAAAGACCGTTTTATTCATAAGTCATTCTCCTTATGGAAGTTGGGTTTTTACCCTGTTGGGTTTTCTAACCATTTGCGAACGAGTTTCGCCAGTGTTTTAGTCATGGTGGTACCACGTCGCCGACATTCTGCGGAGAAAGCATTTTTCAGTTCCGCTGGAAAGGTTTCTCCAGTTTTGATGAATAGAATGGATGTTGGTTTTCGGCGTTTCATTTGTGTCCCCTGAGATATAATGTGTGGATGTTTAGCTGCTGGTCTTCGCGTTTACCGTCAAGCGTTTGAGTAACAACGCCTTGTTTTCTTTCTATGCGTTCGGCTACTGTAATATCAACCGTTCCTTTGGCAATAAAATAGTAGATGAGTACATGTTTGCTTTTCTGCCCGATTCGTCGGATGCGTTGCTCAGCTTGTTTGTGCCAACCGGGCACATCCCACAATTCAGCGAAAGCCAGTGTACTAGCTGCTGTGAGTGTGATAGCTTCTTTTGCAGCTAACGATCCAATAAATATGCGGATGCGTTTGGATGTTTGAAATCGTTTCACGACGCTGTGTTTTGCTTTGCCATTGGTTTTTCCGTAAACAGAAACGGCGCAGCGGGAAAATCGTTTTAGTATGGCATCGATTACAAAGTGATGGTGGGCAAACAATACGAGTTTACCGTCATTTTCTTCAAGAAACGATTCGATCCATTCGATGATTGCGGTTATTTTTCCTTGTGCTGCTAATCTGCGTAGATAGCCGTTGCGGACTAACCGCTCGGCTCTCCATTCACGGTTCTTTTTTTGGCCTTTGGTTTTGGCGATCCACGCTTTGAAATCGTCTCGTGCCTTGGTGTACTCTGACATATTGTCAATATGCACTAATTTGACAATCCGGCGTATACTGGGCAGTTCTTTTTGTACGTCTTTTGTCAGTCGTCGAATCATTCCCAATCGTTTCAGTTTGGCGCGAAGCAGTGGCAATTTACACGCCCCAGTAAAGTCGAGTCGTCCGTATACAAATTTTGGTTTACAGTAGCGTGTAGCGTACGGTAGGAAATGGGGAAAGGATTTGGGCCATAGCAGATTGATGGTCGAGTATAATTCAATGGGGCGACTGAGTAGTGGTGTACCTGATATGGCTATGATGTGGGGGATGTTTGCGCCGATTTTACGGATGATCTGCGTGCGGTCAGCACCCATAGATTTAATCATGTGGACTTCATCAAGGATCAGGCATTGTGGCCGCATGTGGCGGATGATAAATCGGGACCAGTATAGTGCGATTTCATAATTGATGACTATGCGTTTGTGCTGCTGAGGATCGAAATGTTTGGGGGCCGTGAAAGATTCACCTACCGTGGTGCGTAGTCTTGTGTGCTTGCGAGCTTGCTCTTGCCATTCCCATTTGGCTATAGCGGGGGATATGATCAGGGTGGGGGTTGTGGCTGTTTTGTTTCGGCGTAGGTAGTATAGAGCCTGAATGGTTTTGCCTAAGCCCATATCATCAGCCAGCAATGCGCGGCCATCAAGCCGTTCGATTGCTAATATACCTTGCTTTTGATATTTGTATAACGACGTCATGATAGGCTACATTCCCACAGTTCTGTCAAGCTTTCAAGCACTTGAGATTTGGTCCATTGCAATTTCGTTGTACAGTACCATATGATAGCATCGAGTGTGTTGGTTGGGTCGTCTGCATCAATTTCATTATCTAGTTCACGTGGGGGATATTGTAGCATTTGCCACACAGCCCATGCGTGGTCGGATACACGTTCACATTTGGTTGCGAATGTTGTGTGGTATGTTGGACATAGGGATTCTGCTAGTTCGGTATCGTATTTGATTTTGGGTTGTGTGTGTCGTGATTTTTTGCGTATTATAGAGATAAAACCCATTTGTAATTTGAACGCGAACCATGTTGTGAACGCAAATTGGTTGTTATATGTATGCAGACATTTCATAAATATTAGATGGCCTTCACCTATCCAATCATCAAAATTACCCTCATAGCGGTTGTGGAATTTCCAAACGTATTGATACATCAGTTTTTCACATTGTTCAAATGTTTCAGTTGCGATGTCTTCATGTAAAGCTTTGTCGGCCGCTATGTCTGTGTGCAGAGCGATGCTAGACATTTAATACCTCCTGCGTTAGTATTTCAGTCCGCGTTCATGGCACAGTTAGTATATCTACGACAGCCTAGTCGGTAAAGCGAAAAGCTTAGAAATCTAAGCTTTTTGTTTTCGTTTAATCTGGGGTTTTATTTAGTAAACAGTTAAGTACTTTATGTAAGTTGTCATGCCGCATTGCACTGCGCCCGTTCAGATAATTGTACAATGTTTGGGTGGATTTGAGTTTTGCGATTTTGGCAAGCTTGTATCGACTCCATCCCAGATTCTTACGGATAGCCTCAATTGTGTGCCGCATGAGATTTTCATCGAGAGATTTTAGTGCTGTCTCAATGCGTTGTTTTGACGTGTCCATTTTCTTCAGGTTCCCCCATCTATTGTTTCGAGATAAATAGAGTGACAGTCCATAAAGGATTGACGCCCATGCAATCCACAGTTGGGGCATCGCGTTCGTTGTCCTTTGGTTAGTCGAATGCGAGTAATATATTGAGGGCTTCCGAATGCGGTTGTGAGGGCTTTTGCTTCCCATATTTTAGTAATTACTCCGAGCGTATCATGACGACAATCGGGCATTCGATGTACACATACTTTACTGCCAATTTGAAATGGTGTGTCGGGTATGGTTTTCATCGTTCTACCTTTCCGCCATCCTTTCCAAGCCCCCGCCTATGCCAGCGCGGGGGCGTTAAGGGGCTCTATGCCTCCTTGGCTTTGATTGCCAACCATTCTTTGCTGAGGTAGTAATTGACCTTGTCCGTAACCTCAATGGCGGTCTCCGTGACGCAACCGGTTACTTCCTTGCCACCCACCTCGCAAGAGATAGACGTGCGGCGCGGCAGAAGTGGCGTGGTACTTGCCGGGTAGTCGGTTGCCGCGCGAAACGTACTGGCCTCAAAAATGAATTGCCCGCCAGCAAGTGTTGTCATTGCAATAAAGTCCATCGTCTTTCCCTTTCCAAAATGCTAATGTCTATATTGTTTATCTTCTTTACTATACTATTATAATAGTATTATATTATAATAGATGGGCAAGGGAAATCTTGGGATTTTTGAATAAAAGTACGGGTTTTTCGGATGGATGTGGGGTTTTACCGCAGAATCCCTATTTTTTCTATGCGAAAATTATAGTAATTTTGCATATATGGCGTATACTTAATGTATGTACGTTCGGTTTTTGTATGGGAAGGGATAGCATGGTACAAGCAACATCTAAGAAAAAGTGGATGCGGAAATGGAAACCCGAATTGGCTATTGTGGGTTATGAATTAGCGCGTGATGGTTTGAAATTGTCCCAGATAGCAAAGGTCCTGAACATCAGTAAACCCACAATCGATAATTGGATTCAAACACGTCCAACATTTCGTTTTGCAATTCGCCGAGGACGTCGCTGGCGTAAAGAATCACGCAAATGTACATACGATATGGGTGATTATGTATACGATAGATTGAGTGAGCCAATGAGGTTGCTGTGGCATAAATTAGATCGTATGCATAGGGCAAATGTAGGCATTGAAAAAGTGGAAGCGATGTTCGCCAATTATGGAAAAGATTTTCGTCAGCATTTGTTCTTGTGTGCCCTTGTAAAATCTGCGTTTTCTATCGCTGCTGCTTGCCGTAAAGTGGGCATCAAACGGGCCACATTCCAAACATGGTATTTAGATTCTGATTTTCAAAAACTTGTCCGTGAAATTGAGGACATAAAAGACGATATGTTTGAGAGTAGTTTAATTCGCAAGGTGCTTGATGGGAGTGAGCCAGCTATATTAGCAGTGGCGCGGTCACGATTGAAAAAACGAGGATACGGGGATAGAGCATCACTGGATGTCAATGTGCAAGGTCAAATAGATCATAACCATAAAATGTTCCCCATGGAAAGTTTGAACTTGCCACTGCCTATCCAGAAACAAATACTTGCACATTTGCGTACGGCGAAAGCGATAGATGCTGAGGTTGTCGCATGATTGGGTTTCGTGAATACGATGTGATTCGGAGTATCACGCGGAAATCTTTCTACGAATTCGTGAAAGAGTTTTGGCCTATAGTCGTACAGAACGAACCGCTGCAATCCAATTGGCATATTAAGTATTTGTGCTGGGATGCACAACGCGAAGTGGAACGAATATTAGCACGCAAAAAGAAACGTTACGATTATATCATATACAACATCCCTCCGGTGAGTCTCAAGTCTACGATATTTGCGATATTTTTGCATGGATGGATATGGGCTAAAAATCCATCTATGAATTTTATCGGTTGTTCTTATGAGCAAAATCTGATGGTGGGGCATGCACGCAAAGCTAGAGATTTGATTCGGAGTGAACAGTATAAAGCTTGTTTTCCAGAAGTTGTAATTCGCGGTGATATGAATGCTGTTGGCACGTATGGCACTAAAGCGGGGGGTGTGCGATTTAGTGCGGGCACACAAGGTAGCATCACGGGGAAGCATGGGGATTTGGTGGTGATAGATGATCCGCTGAATCCTAGGGCAGCGAGGTCTATTGCAGAAACGAAAGCTGTCAAAGAGTTTATCTTAGAAGCATTGCCATCCAGAAAGCGCGCAATTGATTTGGTACCCACTATACTGATAATGCAGCGGTTGTCTCAGGAAGATCCAACAGGATTTCTTTTGGATATGGCTGAACGTGCGGAAATTCGTGTGAAGCATGTTTGTTTACCTGCTACACTATCTCCATTGGTAAAGCCTGCAAGCCTAAAAAAATACTATCACGATCAAGGCAAACTACTCAATCCCCAACGTTTAGGTTTGTTGGCACTTCAAGAGCTCAAAGCAAGTGGCGATTTTATGTACGCCGGTCAATATGATCAGTCACCCGTACCTATTGGTGGGGGTATGTTTCAGGCTGATAAATTGTTGATCAAAACACCTCCCGATCCTACCAATCCAAGAAAATGGGTTAAACAAATTCGGTATTGGGATAAGGCTGCTACATATGATGATGGGTGTTGGACTGTAGGTTTGCGGCTGGGTAAAGATTTGGATCAGAATTGGTGTATTTTACATGTGGATCGTTTTCGGTTAGAAAGTGCTGCGCGGGAAAATCGGATGAAGCAGCGTGCCGAGTTAGATGGTAAACATGTGGTTGTTGGGCTTGAACAAGAACCGGGGGGCTCAGGCAAAGGGGACGCGCAGGCATCTACACGCAATCTAGCTGGGTGGCGTATTGTAGTTGATCGGCCTACTGGTGGTAAAGAATTGCGTGCTGATCCTGTAGCGTCTCAAGTGAATGGGGGAAATGTTTATCTGGCACCTGAGGGGTATATTGATGGATTGCCAGAGGCATGGCATGCACCATTTATTGGGGAGATACAATATTTTCCATTCAGCAAATTCAAGGATCAGGTTGATGCGCTATCTGGAGCATTTGGGCAGACGTGTCAGGGCACATTCCAAATAGGATTCAACAATCTTTAATCGTGAGGATAGATCATGGCCAAGAAAAAGGTAGTACGCAAGGCAAAATCGTCGGTTGAGGATCAACAATTGCAGGGATCGTATCTAAACGTGTTGCGATCTCAAGCACGTGTGAATTCATTGTTGCAGTATTTGAGTCCTGGGTTGGACATTGATTATGAATGTCGGTATCCAGCAGATATCGAATCGTCACAATGCCGCAAGTTGTTTGATCGTAATGGGGTGGCGCGTCGTGTGGTTAATCTTTGGCCTGATGAATGTTGGGTGGGTTTGCCAGATGTGTTTGAAACGGAAGATACAAAGGATGAAACTGAGTTTGAAACGACGTGGGATTTGCTGCGTCAAAAGAAACATGTTCTGCATTTTTTGAAGCGTATGGATGTACTATCGGGGATTGGTAGTTATGGCATAATGCTTTTGGGTATAGACGATGGTGGCAAGTTAGATACCCCAGTGGAGTCGGTTGAAAGTGCATCTGGTGTAATGCCTGATGATTTTACAGGTGCTGTAAAGAAACACCGTTTATTGTTCTTGAAATGCTTTGATGAATCGGCTGTAACTATTGAGAAGCGCGAACCTAGTACTAACAGCCCCCGTTATGGTTTGCCTCTGTTTTACAAAGTGACAATGGAGGATGTGACTACGGGGGGCACGCAAGGCATTTCCAAGGATATTCGTATTCATTGGACACGAGTACTTCATTACGCAGACAATCGTTTGACGAGTGAGTTGTTTGGCGAATCTCGATTGCAGGCCGTATACAACAATCTTCTCGATTTGCGAAAAATTAGTTCTAGCAGTGGTGAGATGTTTTGGCGTGCGGGTATTAGTGGTACGGCATGGGGTGTCGATCCAGAACTTGTACCAGCGGGCACGACGTTGACCGCAGATCAAAAAACTGATATGAAGGAAGCACTGAGTGATTACTACGAGGGTATGCAACGTTATTTATTTTCTTCTGGCATGAAAGCTCAAGACATAGCGCCGAAGCTTACTGATCCCGAGCCCTATATCAAGTCCCAGATTTTACTCATTTGTATTGGCATTGCCGTTCCATATCGCGTTTTCATGGGTACTGAGGAAGGCAAGTTGGCGGGTGGCCAGGATCGAAAAACGTGGTTGGAGCGAGTGGGTGGACGACAGGAGGGTTATGTAACACCGTTAATAATTAGACCCTTTGTTGAACGGTTACAGTTATTGGGTATTTTGCCCATGACAAAAGAGCCATTTATTGTTAAGTGGCCTGAACGTGATATACCTACCCCGAAGGAACAAGCCGAAACAGCGAAAGATCAAACCGAGGCTATGTCCAAGTACGTCCAAGGCCAAGTTGATGCATTGATGTCGGAAAAGGATTTCTTGGTTACAGTTTTGGGCCTTGATGAAGATCAAGCAGAATCTATAGGTGACAATGTTGTGGATAGAGAAGATGATGGGGAGGATTTAGAAGAGCTAGAATTGTCCAAGCCTAAAACACAGCCCGATGAAGAGCGATAATATATATGGATATATAAATCGCTTTTTGCTGGAGATAAATATGAAGTGTAAACGTAATCGTCGCGTCAACGGTTTTGTTGCGGTCCACATGACACGGTGTTGGAAGTTTTTGTTTCCGGATTCACTCACTGCACAATTAGGATTGCGGCGATGTTGGGGTGGCAACGCTAACGGGAGATACTGGAAGCGCTGTAAGTATTTGGAACGATGCTTGCAGCAACCAGTGGATTGTTTTCTCAAAACACCTGTGTCCTATCGATACGAAACACCATGGATGGTTTTGGACGTACCCAGTAAGGAACGAAAAAGATGCCGACGCACTGGTTGAATTTAGATCCTTCCCGTACATATTCATTGCGGATGCGGTATGTGCGTGATATACGCAGGCGGTTACGATGGTTGGATAAAGAGTTGTGGAATCTAATTGTGACATTGGATGCGTTTGGTTTAGAAGAAACCCAACCATTTCAATTATCTGCACATCACAACGTTATCCGTCACCAATACAAGTTTTTGACTAATCCGCAGAAGGTGAAGCAATTTAGGGCGTGGCTTACTCAGCAGGTGGATGCGGGAGTGTTGGGCGTTGATTTGCCTACAAGTAAAGATGCGTGGACTGCAACGTATGTTGATTCGGCGTATCGCAAAGGAATGATGCGCTCATATACGGATGTCCACAAGGCCGACTTGGCGGTTTCTCCAGCTTGGTATGGAGGATCGAAAGAACAGTTTTTGAAGAGTGCGTTCCTTCAGCCGGAAATGCTCAGCAAAATTGAAATGTTGTATGAGCGCGCGTTTGAAAATATGAAGGGTCTGACTGATACAATGAAAGGTCAGTTGGGCCGGATTTTAGCAGATGGTGTAGCACATGGACAAGGCGCAAAGAAAGTAGCGCGGGAAATGCGAAAGTCTATTACGTTACTTTCGCGTGGAAGGGCATCAACTATCGCAAGAACCGAAATTGTTTATGCCCATGCGGAAGGGCAGCTTGATAGTTTTGAGTTGTTGGGTGTGGAGGAAGTATCAGCGAAGGTCGAATGGTCAACGGCGGGGGATGATCGTGTGTGTGTTGCTTGCGAGGATCAGGAGGGAGAGGTTTATAAGGTGAAGGATGCGCATGGTTTAATCCCACACCATCCAAACGGACGTTGTGCTTGGATTCCTGCGGAGAATGTGCCCAAAACAAAGTCGAAACGCAAGCGATAGCGGATGGACTATTATAGGTAATAAAGCAGAAAACATTTATAGATAGGGATGGAATTGGTATGAGTAAATCTTCTACAATAATCCGAGTTTTTCCGAGACGAACTAGTGCGACTCCCGTTGATTCGTTAACGGTCATAAATAGGGGTCCAGGATTGGGTTTGGGTTATGATTTTGATGCAGTGGATGAGGTTCATGTTTCGTGTACGTTTACATGGGATTTACCGCGCGCTCATTGGTTAGTAAGGCAATGGGGAAGAGTGGCTGATGTAAAATTAGGAGGCCCAGCATTAGATGCAAAGGGTGGTGAATTTGTTGTCGGTAGGTATCTCAAACCAGGATGTGTCATAACGTCGCGAGGCTGTCCTAATCATTGTTGGTTTTGTGCGGCGTGGAGACGAGAGGGGCGAAAAATAAGGGAATTGGAAATTAAGGATGGATGGAATGTGTTTGACAACAATATTTTGGCGTGTTCTGAAAAACATGTTCGGAATGTGTTTAGGATGCTTCGACGGCAATCTGAACCGATAGAATTTACAGGGGGTTTAGAGGCTAAGATTTTGCAGCGGTGGCATGCGAAGTTGCTTGCATCTATTCGATTTAATTCTGTGTATTTTGCTTATGATACACCGGATGATTGGGAGCCTCTTGTTAATGCGTCTAAATTGCTACAATCTGTGTCTGGACTCAATTTTAATTCAGCTAAATCACTTTCAAGTTCAGACATAATTTCGTACAAGTTTCGTTGTTATGTTCTTATCGGATATAAGAAAGATACGATTGAAAAAGCGGTGGATAGGTTGACGCGCACGTGTAAGTTAGGATTCGTGCCGTTCGCTATGTTGTTTAATAAAGATATACAATCTGGGGAGTGGCGCGCAACTCAGCGGTTGTGGTCAGGAAACAAAAGGCAGGTATCAGCAAAATTCAAAAGTATATTAACAGGTGCACAATAATCATCTTATCGATAATACTAATGAGGTATAGAAATCTTAACCTATATTGTGAGGATGAAATGGATTTACACCAGCAGCAACAAAGTGCATTGGTATCGCGAACCGATTCAGAAGAGATTATGGAAGCAAGGAAAATGCTTGTTTTGAGTTTCAATTGTTTTGTGGATGGTTACGGTTTTTCTGAGCCCGATTGTGCGGGTGTACATTCAGCAGAGGTTTTGTTAGATTCATTTATCGAGTATGCAAATAATATTCGGATTGATAAGATTATACGATGTTAGTTTTCCCGCTTGGTGGGGCGCACCTACATGGGTGCTACACCGCTTTTCGTTGGGAGGGGGCACTACGGTGTGGGTTAGTAGTAGATAGGCCGCTACAGGGGCTGCTAGGAGGCTAGAAATGGGTGTGGGTAATTTTGATATAGACGATTATAGCGTTAGAATTGAAAGACTGCTTAATTTTCTGCGCGATTATGCCGTCAGTGCAAAGATTGAAGGGGGAGAAGCGCAGTTGGCAACTATCAAATCAGAGGTTGAGGATTTAGTAGAACAGACCAAGAAATTGAAAGATTTGTTTGTGAATTATGGGAGCGATTCAAATGGAAGCACAAGAAACGAATCAGGATAGCACATCCAAATCTCTCTGTTTTGGTTCTGGATTTGAGTTGTGGAATAGTGATACAGCATTGGGGAGAGCTTTGCGGGAGCAATTTCCAGGTGCGGTGACGTCTTTAACGTTGTTGATTTCTGTAAACGAGCCCCCAACAATAACTGTGACGTATGACAACCTGGATGTTATGTTGTGTGATGATGTGCCTGATATCATTAAGACGTTTGTGCCCAAAGAGCAACCACCTGAGTTAGATAACAAAGAAGAAACGGAGTAAACGCATATGTTATCATTGCGACATTATGATGCAGTTAAAGCGGGTACGCTGAAAGAACCGCCATGGATGAAGAGGTTTCACGTGCATTGGCCTGAATCGTCTGTGCGCTGTTGGCACATAGAGCGGTTTAATGTAGAGTTAAATATAGAAGCTTTGCTTTGCTATCGTGAGGGTAGGGGGATGTTTCCGGGGAATTACACGCGTTTGGTACATGATATCAGAGGCGTTGTAATGAGTGACACTACAGCAGAAATCTGGGATATGAAACCCTTTTACGCATATGCAAAAGGCCGAATTTTGATTCATGGTTTGGGATTGGGTTGTATGGTGAAGGCATTGCTATCAAAACAATCTGTCACACACATAGACGTTGTAGAGGTAAATAAGGATATCATTGATTTGGTGGGCAAGCATTTCAAAGATCCACGTGTAACTATTTATTGGGGTGATGCGTTTACATACAAGTGGCCTACGCAAACAAAGTGGGATTGCGTTTGGCATGATATTTGGGATACTATCAATTCAGATTACAAACCACAGATAACAACGCTGAAACGTAAGTTTGGGGGGCGTTGCCGTTTGCAGATGTCATGGTTGGATGAACTGATCGGATAGGAGCGATTCAAATGGACAAGACACAGCCCACTCAGTCAGACCGTGAGAAGTACATAGCGATGCGCCCCACTTGTCACTTTCAGTTGATGGGTACCTGTGAACACCCGAAGTATCGGGGCAGGTATATCCTGTGCTCTCGACAAAACTGCCCTCGGATAGAAGAGGGGAGAACGGCCCAGAAGCCAAACCGGCAGGGAAGTGTTAAATAATCCGATCCAGAATCTAAAGGGCGAGCAAGGATGGGAATGAAGAGATGGCATTGACGCGACGAGAATTCGGTAAGCTGGCGGCCGGTGCGGCGGCAGGGGCAGTGGTTCCTGTGGTGGTTCAGGCAGAAGCTTCGCCTGTGGCGACAGTTGCAAGAGGAGGCATTCTGGATATCGGGCCGTGTATGCATGTTTTCATGAACCACGAATGTAAATACACAGGTTCTGCTGTGGAGTGTGACCATACGTTTGAGCGATGCAAGGAGTTGGGCAACAGCATCAACTTTGGTGGTCCACCTATCTCGCCTTATAAGTCTGCCTATGGGCATTCGGGCTTATACCTCGACGGTCTGTGGTGTGGGCATATCGAATCGGCCGGAACGCCTGGTCGCAGTGTTTTAACGTGGCTGATATTTGGGGATGATCTACAACCGCAGCGGCTGCGTGTTTGTGTGCGGGGTACGCTTATGTCGCCGCTTTGTCGGACAGGAGTAAATGATATCTATAAATGTGAAATTGTTAACGGGGGGTTTTCATGGAGTGCGACGGTCGAGATCCTGGAGACTATTTTTTGGCCGTCTGGGGCAGATGTGTTACTGGCGGTTGATGGTGACGTGGTGATAACAGGCATGGTAGATAGTGGTGAAGGAGTACTATGATGGCCTTGACACGACGGGAATTTGGGAAGTTGGTGGCCGCTGCGGTGGTTGGGGGTGTGATGCCTTTGGTTGGCGCAGGGGCTGCTGTGAAGGGTAAGACGATTGTGGGCCGCGATTTCCGTGTGTTCTTTCAAGGGCGGGAGGTCGGCCGGACGATACCCTTCAAGTTACACGGGGGAAGTGTTAAATAAACTGATTGGATAGGAGCGATTCAAATGGACAAGTTGATACCACCCGAACCAAAGGAAACAACTACGCAACCATCTCAAAAGATATGGATTGTCAGGCAAACGGTTCTTGTTACTTATGTTGTGCGTACAGATACAAGGCGGGAAGCGTTGAATGTCACATCATCTGGCCATCTCCAACCACGTAAAACAGTGGTGACGAAGCAAACGTGTTATCAGCATATAGACAAACCCCCGAAATATAGGAAGAAAGAATAAAAATAATCCGATGTCATCATCGGTTCAATATAAGTGACAAACAGATAGCAAAAAATCAGTAGTGTTGTACAAAGGAGTCAGAACGATGAAGTGTAATAGAAATTTATTGTTGATTGTATTACTGATTGTATCCGCAATTGCGTTTACTGGATGTACAAAATACGGATACGAAGTGCAGTTGGCAGGGGGGGATAATGTAACACGGGGGGCTGTGGGTGTGATTGCGGATGCGAACAACAGCAGCATTGGTATTGAGGTGGTGGGGGGATCGGATTTCGAGGATGATGATGTTGCTGTGGGTTTGTATACTAAATTCAATATGGGTGATGTTGCTGGCGATGTTCTAAACAGAGCAATACCGGGTGAGTGGGGGTTGGCACAATATCCAGCGAAGTTGTATGGTGGTGTGTCTGTGCTGTATGATACGGCTTATCATAATTGGATTCTCAAGCCTAGTACGGAACTGCGATTCTTTCCTGATTGGCCCGCACAGCCTACCGTATGGTTGGATTACTATCTATCGGAAAGCAACAGCGATAATATAGACGATGAGATCAAGTTGCTGTTTGGTCTTACCATACCGATAGGCACGCAACCGGAACTGTAGGCATAAGGTCATAAAATGTCAAAACGTTTGAAAGCCCCATTTCCGTATTTTGGTGGTAAAGCTACAGTCGCCTCTGTGGTTTGGAAGGCTCTGGGTAATGTGGGGCATTATCTGGAGCCTTTTTGTGGTTCGTGTGCTATCTTGTTAGCAAGGCCACGTTGGAATTCACAGCGCCATGTAGAAACTGTCGTAGACAAGGACGGTCATATAGCTAATGTATGGCGCAGCTTGCAATCCAATCCGGATGAAGTAGCTAAGTGGTGTGATTGGCCGGTTAATCATGCAGATCTGATTGCACGTAAACGCAAGCTCAATCTTAATACGGAAACATTGTTGGAACGATTATGTGCCGATGATGAGTATTACGATTCCAAGTTGGCTGGGTATTACATATGGGCTGCTTCCTGTTGGATTGGGCATGGTTTGATTTGTCCGGGTCAGAGACCTCATTTGGTTAAAAGTGCGGGCGTGCATGCTAAGGGTCAGAGACTACATTTGGCTTCTACTGGTAAGGGCGTACAAGAACCTTACAACACGCCAATTTATGAATGGTTTCGGAAATTGAGTGAACGTTTGCGAAACGTCCGAGTGGTTTGTGGTGATTGGTCGCGTGTTTGTGGTGGCGATTGGCAACATCAAGTATCGCCTGCATCACCTGTAGGTATTTTTTTCGATCCACCTTACAGTGATGTGGCTGATCGTCGTGCAGGGATTTATGCTGTGGACAGTCTCCAAGTGGCCCATGATGTAAGGCATTGGTGTTTGAAGCGAGGTAGTCGTAAGAAATACCGTATTATTTTGGCTGGTTATTACGATGAACATAAGGAGTTGTTGCAACATGGATGGTGTGTGCATCGTTGGAAGGCTGGTGGTGGTTATGGGAATATTTCAGGCAAAAAGCAAACACGAGGCAAAACCAATAGGCATAAAGAGTGTTTGTTTTTAAGCCCCAACTGCCTGCGTTCCAAAGGCTTGTTAGATTTGCATTAACGAGCAAGCGATAATATAGGTAGATACAAGGATGTAGGTTTTGACGATCAAGGAGGCAAAAGTTAATAGAGGTGCTGGCGTCAATAATTATTTTGCTAAAATGGATTGGGTCGTTAATTGTTGTCTTACAGGCCAGCACCTCTATTTGACAAGTGAATATTTCAGTCTATGCGACTGGTTGCCGCACCTTGCTAAAACCGGATTTCGATATATTGCTTTGGTTGGCTTGAAACACCCACTATGTGATGTTATCGGTTCGCGTACAGAAACTAGGCAACCAGTCTCATTTTTGACTCCTCCGAGGAACTGGGAGGCTTATAAACCTCCGCACACCTGTCTCCAGATAAGTTCTCCCGGTTTCCTTTTACGAAAGGCGGTACGTATGAAATATCGATTAATTGGATTCGTGTTTGTTTTCGTGGTTGGTGTATTGCCTGGGATTTTAGCGGTAACAACACCAATCAAGGCAAATGAAGCTGATGAGGATACGACGTGTGTGCAGGTGTTTTTGGAGATACCCTCAAACATCGATCCAAACCTAGTGCCCATTGATCCTGAATCTGGTCGGCGTTTGTATCTGGGTGTATGTGATGCTTATGCTGGACAGGATTTGGTGATTCGGGGACGTGCTTGCGACCCAAACACACAACAAACAGTTACATTGTATTATTACGATAGTGGTGAATCAATCCCGTTGAATGAGCATGGTGACTATACGATTGTATATCAGTGTGCGACAACGGGAGTATTCCCGCTAACGTTGATAGTTACAGACGACCATCCCGATCAGAAATCATGTGTGGGCACTTGGATTGTACGGGTGCATACAGAGAACAGGCCCCCAGTACTTACGTTGCAAACATCTACAGCGCGGATGCGCCTGAAGCAAAAAGCGTTGATGGAGTTGGCTAAGCGTGAAGGTACGCATGTGTTGAGACGTCGAGGATACGTTCTCGTTTCCCAATAAATCATCACCCTCCTGCTTGGGGGAGCGGCAGACCAGCTTTGATTTATGTCTATTGAAGATACGATGCCGCTCCCTTTTTGGTTTAATTTCGATCAAGGAGAATAAAATGAACGTGTGGCTTGTTAAACGACATTTGGAAAACATATATTTGAATCAGTATCATGGATGGACACGGAATATAAACCATGCCCGCACGTTTCCGACCAGACGCGCAGCACGATACGTCAGTCGTGGTACCCCAATAAAAGCAACAGTCACCATACGGGAAAGAGGATAAAATGCAGACAGAGACAAGGCTTGACAGTGCGATCTCATCATCTGTACAGAACATCATGAAAAAGAAGTTCGCCGCAGCGTTGTTTGGCATGTGGATACTGAGTAAGGGGGAAGCACCACCATGGATGATTTTTGGCTTGGCTATAGCGGTGATTATAGCTCAGCTGGTGCAAGACGTGATGGCCCAGCGATCAGGCCATCCTGTGCCGTCTCCGGAGCCAGAGACACCTGATACAGAGACTTCAGTGGAAAGCCCAGCCAGGGAATTGAAATGAAACCGGATATGCGATTTGTAGTTTCAACATCTTCTAGCAACGCACAGGTTGATTTTGCTGCATTGGTGAGAAGATTTCCCAACATGTCGTTGGGAGATTTATCCGATCTTGGTTTGATGTTTGGAGTTACGTTTCGATTTCGGTTGGTCGAAATAGATCCGTTTTTATGTGACGCATGGAAACGTAAAGTTGCAGGGGAAAGATGAACCCCAACAGACCTAATTAGGAGCAAGATAATGGGTAGGAAAAGTCCTAATCCACCACCGCCGTCGAATGTGAAACCACCTCCTCCGCCTTCACCATCCAGTCCATGTAATTGGTTTAGACCATGTGTGCATACCAACCAATCACAAGATCAAAAATTCAAAGAATATAAACAAGATACGCGCCCAAAACGGAAAGGTTGGGCCCCAGGTCAGTATGTGCATACTTGTCCTAGATGTGAAGATTCATACATAGGAGACAAACTGGCGACAGAGTGTGCGGATTGTGCGTATATGTCGGACATCATATACAGAATCTATGCGCCGAGTGAAGCTAATGAAGGCCGTCTGTTTGGTTATATGCGTTTGTGTGGTTGTGAGCCTTTGTATCTACCTGTCGGTCTATGTGATTCGGAGATGGGACTTGCATCCCAGACGCACGGTTGGATGGACTTAGGGTTTTGGCGATCTTGGGCTGGCCACACACTCAGCGATTTTAGATTGGAGAGAATAGAATGAAATTTCTAACTATATTGCTATCGTTGATTAGGAAGGTATTCAAACTCTTTGTCCGGCACCAATCACCCCGTAGAAAGTGGAGAACGAAATATGAGTTGCTACGCAGACAACGTGACGATTTGTCGGATTTGCATGCAAAGGCTTTGGCTCGTAGTAATACCACTGATGTCCTGCGTTATTATAGGCAGTGGATGCAAACCAGCAGACGTCTCGCATCCCATCGTGCTACAGGCAAGCAAAGCGGTTATATTGATTGATCCGAACACACCATTTGTTGCACCTTATTCTGCGGTGGTAATGCGGCGTGGCAGGTATCAGAATTTGGTGGAAGCCGAAATGTGGGCTGTATCACGGGGATATGCGGGCGACTGAAAAGATGACAGCGATACTATATGTAGTGATTGAAAAGGCAATCCATATTAAAAAGTAAGAAGCGCATAATGAAACTGATCAAGCTCACTCAAGGCCAATACACACTTGTCGATGACAAAGTCTACGCGAAACTTTCTAGATACAAATGGCGTGCCCAGTGGGACAAGCACACGCAGAGCTTCTATGCCGTACGAAACATTCGCCTGCCCAATGGCAAATGGACTACGGAACGCATGCACCGACGCATCTTATGCCTGAAACATGGTGACAAACGACAGGGGGATCATATCAATCACGATACACTGGACAATCGCAGGTTTAATATCCGAATCGTCACGGCAAGTGAGAACCGGCAGAACAATCGGGGCAAAGGATACTACAAAGCGGGAAGGAAATTTAGAGTCAAGATCAAAGTGGATAATGTAGAAATATATCTTGGAATGTTTAACACGCCAAGCGAAGCCCGTGCGGCATATTTGGCGGCAAAACGAATCTATCATCCATCGGCACCTATTCTAGGATAGTAACACCAACAAGTTATGCGGGAGAACAAAAAGCAGATGTTTCGGTGGACATACATAATGTTTGTGGTTGGGGATCGACGATGGTGTGAACGCATTTTCGTCATTTCCCTTCTTGCCGCATCTGTATCTCCGATAGCAATCATAGTTCAAACAATGGGGGAAGTCCGCTGTCGCACAATAAGCGGTATCGTGCGACAATCGCGCCAGAAGCCCAGCACGTATGGTTAGTTTCATACACACCCTTACTTAAAAAATACCTTTTAAAATTTAGTTTGTTATGTGCGAGAGTAAAAGGGTTGGGGGATCATGTAGGCTCACGACCCCAACCCTTTGCTTTTTAATATGCTGGAGGCGATATGAAGTCCAATGATGAACAAGTGCTGGTGGTAGATCGTAGAGCTTTGAGTCAGCATATTGCACATCCCTCTGGGTTATTAGTGGGCTGCAAAGGTGTTCGTAATTTATTAAAGCCCCTAGCATCCGATTTTTGCAACATACGGTTTATGCTGCGGTCTGAAGCCGAGCAGGATTCCAAAGTTAAACAAATCATTCCGTATGTTATCATTACGGACGGCAGTAGGTTTTTGAGTTATACTCGGGGTAAGCAGTGTGATGATAGGTTGAAAGCAAAGCTTAGCATAGGCTTTGGGGGACATATAAATCCAACAGATCAACCACAATTTTTGGCGGATTTATTGAATGCCTGCGTGTATCGTGAATTGCATGAAGAACTTGTATTGCCAAGCAAGTACACGCAGAATATTGTGGGTGTAATCAATGACGATTCAAATGAGGTGGGCGAACGTCATTTCGGTTTGGTGTACTGGCTGTGCGTAAGTGATTTGAATGACATGCAGATAAATTCTGCTGCGGAGATTTGCAACTTATCTATTCTTAATACGGAGTCCGACGCGCCGCTTGGCCGGGCAGAGTTTTGGAGTCAATTGTGTTGGGTGCATAGGATATCGCTGGCGGTGGAAAATGAAGTGGGCACATTTCGTTGTGAAATCAGACCATGAGTAAAATGAGGTATGATATGTTGAGTGCAAAAGATTTACTTCCATTGTCGTGGGATGAATTGTTAAAGATGGATGCCTTCCGAGAAGCTATTTGGAAGGGATTGGGTGAGAAGGGACCGTGGGAGCATGACCTGCGAGCGGGAGGTATAGGCAGTGTCGGGGCGGCAGTGGGAGGTTATTGCAGAAAATGCAAGAAAGGAGGCTACGAATTATTTGGATCTGACGAGCCCTGCCCCGTCCCACCGCCGATCAAGGACCCAGCCGAGGTGGTGGCGGTCAGATTGAAAGGGCGGGCATGGAAGCAGAAATCATCCGTTAAGGATTTTCTCGATCACATAGCGTCCATTCAAGACGCGTTGAGAATTAAGGGTTCTGTGTGGGTATGGTTTGGGTGGGAAGCCACTCCCATCCAGCAAATCATCGTCTGTTTGTTGGTATTGGGATTGATTGGAGTATGACATGAGTAAAATATCAAAACAAAAAGCTAAAGACCGTAGATGTTTTAAGCTGATCAACGTCGAGCCTCCAAAAGAAACGGAAAAAGTTACGTGTCCCCAGTGTGAGTTTGTACAGTACAAGAAGGATTATTGTAGTTTGTGTGGGCATGATTTACGGTGAGTTTGCAGAGAAAGGTTAGATCGATGAGCGATCCAATTTGGCAAACTAAGAAACAACAACAAGCTTTTTACGCGGTGTTGGTTTGTTTTGGTTTGATGCTCATTTTGGTTCTCATTCGATTGGCACAGATTTATTTGTAGGAGATTGGAATGATATCGCATTGGAAAACATGGTTTTGGATAGGAGTCATTGTTCTTATCGTTACTGCCACACGTGCCTGTTTCGGTCCAATAGATGCATCCCGGCAACGCGATATGAATACCACGAGTCATATTTGTTTTGTGGCGGCAGTTATTTTGTATAAGTTGGACGAGAAAAAAGGAAATGAGAAATGAATGAGCAAGAGATAGCCTTTTGGGGCAACACACCCCAACATACGATTGACTATGCTAATGAGGTTTGTGCCGAAAACCGGCAACGAAAGAATATCCAGAAATACGCAGACCTTAGTGATGTTGAGCTGCGAAGAAAAATAACACGGGTATTGGAGCCTGTGCCAGCTAAGATTAGTTCTGTAGAATACAATCCTTGGGCACACCAGATTGATGTGGATGTTGATGTTGTGGGTGCAAACATTTCTACAGTTACGAAATGTAAGAAATGTCATAAGGATAATGTGGATGTGTATCTTCCCTGTTCTATTCCAACTGGTGCGAATGGAAGCTGGGCGGATCTTGCGGACAAGTTATTAATGCCTCTAAATAGAGGGAATTTGTGTGCCACCGTTCGCAAATTTCCATATATGCTAGAAGGCAATGTTGGGTCGTTGGCTACTGGGTTGCTTACTTTTATGTATAAATCAGCCCGTGTCCGTTGTTGTATTCTGTTGGGAGTGTATGATCTACGGCAATAGGTATTTACGGACTCGACCCCAATAGGCTCGTGTTGAATCTTTCTTATCCCCCCTTGGTCCTCCATTCCATATTCGAGCCCAACGTTCTGGTGTGCCGTTGGGTGCCCACATCAATAGATATCGTACGCAGATTTCTACGGATGCTTTCAAATCACGACGGTCGGCTGGCGTATAGGTAGTACCATATTTACGATTAACGTCGGTTATTACAATCACGTGGATTTGTAAGGGTCCTACCGCGCGGCCGTCGTCTCCGTCTCGTTTGTCGCGACCGCCAGAAGATTCTTCCATACAAATTGCGGTAATTGTTCGGACTAAATCTCTTTGTTGGGATTTAGAGATTGTGGGATTCAGGGATAAAATACAGAAGGCTAATGTAATCATCATTCAAGTTTCCTGATTAGACGTTGGTTGATGTCTAGGAGATACGAATCTTCTAATACGTTCCATATATCGGTTATTTGGTACATGGACTTTAGCTTTAAGCTAGATAGTTAAGATTTTTTACGTTTCAGCCCTATTACGCATAATATATAAGCCCCTAGCATCCCACGTAACAGCCTAACTCCTTTCCTCCTACCCCATAATACCCCCTAACGATTTCACGCCCTTATACGTAAGATTTTGGTATTTCTCAGCGCTTTAATATGTACGCGCGTAAGGGCCATGCGAAATTTATAGATTTGGGATGCAACAGGCGGTAAATTTTAAGCTGACGCTTGGTACGATTGGGATTGATTTATATAGGAGATGATACGATGCTCAAAAATTCAGCAACGATGGGCAAAACGTTTCATCGCGTTGTCTGCAATCTCAAACCAAAGGACATGAGGCTAGATAACTTACAGGGTAAAGAATATCTGGTTGTGCCTATGGTTATGCTACTGGAGGGGGTACACAACGGAAGCGAAGGGGCATATTTCTATCCTGCCAAAGAACTCAAGAAGCGCCCCATGATGTGGAATTCTAAACCCATTGTGGTTTATCATCCCAGTGAGCCTAGTGCCTGCTCCCCTTTGGTTCTCAATACGCGTGGTATCGGTACTATCATGAACACCAAATGCGTAAAAGGCAAACTGTCTGCTGAAGCTTGGTTGGATAAGGACCGGGTGGAATTGATTGATAATCGTATTTCGGATGCTATCACAAAGAAAGAAATATTGGAGGTGTCTACCGGGTTGTTTGCTGATAGTGACGAGACTCCAGGTGTGTGGAATGATGAAGAGTATCAGGGCACACTATCTAATATCGGCCCTGATCATCTAGCTATTCTGCCGGATCAAATTGGTGCGTGTTCTGTTGAGGATGGTGCTGGGTTATATCGTAACCAAGCCAATGAGAAAATACATATTTCCCCAGCTTGGTTAAAACGATTTGAAAACGAACAGTCGTCTAACGAGTTGCGGACTGCTTTGAACGAAGCCATCTATAAGGATGGTGAATACAATTGGGTGGAAGATGTTTTTGATACGTACTTTATCTATTCCACAGATAATGGCAACAAATTGTTCAAGCGTGATTTCAAGGCCGATGGTGATGTTATCACATTAGAAGGGTTGCCGGAGGAGGTGGTCCGAAAAATAAGTTATCCCGTAGCGAATGTAAACGTACACAACAAAAATGAAGTTGCTAATTTGAAAGGGAGTACAATGGATCGCACAAAAGCGATTAATAGTCTCATCGCCAATAAAGCAACCCAGTGGGAGGAAGATGACCGTGAGTTTCTTAATGGGTTGAAGGATGAGCAGCTGGAGAAATTGGAGCCTGTGAAAAACGAGGAGAAAGAGACCAAGCCCAAAGCTAAGCCCGAAGCCAAGCCCGACGTGATTGACGATAAGGTGGAAAATAAGGAGACGCCGAAAGTCGAACCGCAAACGGATGAGGAGTATCTAAACTCTATGCCCCCGGCATTTCGCAAGCGCTGGGAAACACTCGTTCATAACGAGGAGGCCGAGAAGGATCGGCTCATTGATATCATCACCAAGAACGAAAAGAGTAAGTTTACTCCGGAATGGCTCAAGACGCAGGATGTTGAGATGCTACAAAATCTTGCCGTTCTGGCCAAAGACGAAATCACGGATACCCAAGACAACGTGCCAAATGTACTGCGTTTCAACTATGAAGGGCAGGGTGATCCCGTAGCCAACGGCGATACATCGAACGTGCCGAAGTTGGGTTTGCCTGTGACGTTCGACCAGAAGAAAGCGGAAAAGACAGCTTAGCATTATTGGTTGGGGCAATAACAAAAAAACAACAACACACGTAAATAGGAGATATGACAATGGCACTTAGTAAGCAGATGATTGCCGTCAAAAACTTTGGTGGTGTGGTCTACCACGAGCGGGATGCCGCAGAGGCTGGGATTTATCCCGGCATGGCATTGAAAATCGACAGTGATGACGAGTACGCCATCTTTGACACCGAGGGTGGTGATGGTCCTTTGGTCGTTGCGATTGAGGATGCCTTGCAAGGTAAAACAGTGAGCGATGTTTACGTTCTCGCCTATCCAGTGCGTGCAATACAATTCCGGGCTGGCGAAGAGTTTCACGGCCTCGTCCCTGCTGGACAGGATATCACGCACGGCGAAATGCTTACGCGAAATGATTCCGGGCTGTTCATCAGCAATTCCGACAGTGGTGATAAGGGCGATACAGTAGCCCAAGCGCTGGAGGATGAGGAAATCGGTAGTGGGGCAGACAGCGTGCTTGTGCGCATGGTAGCTGTGTAACGATTAGTCAGGGATTGATCGTATCAAAACAAAACACAACAGATTACATTGAATGAAAGGAAGTAAAATGGAGCGTCGAACTTTGAATGCACAGATTGGCGGATTGGACGGTCCCAGTCTCCTGAAGCTTATGGATGCTGAGGGCGATCCCGGTATTCTGCGTCCGTTTCAGCATGATGGTAAGTGTTACGTAGAATTGTGGAATAAAAGCAAAGGCGAACGGGAAACGCATCGGGTGCCCCACAATACAGCAACGTTGCCGCATGAGGTGTGGCTGGAAATCGATCAGACTGTTACGCGTGCTATGCGTAAGCGTCTGAAGGCTGTGGCTGATGTGGAAGAGGCCGGTCTCGTCCGCAACATTCCCAATGGTTTCGCCGTACAGGCACTTATGACCCAGCGGGCCAGTCGTGTTGGGACTGCAAACCTTGGAATGGACCCGATGCAAACAGGTCCCAAGGATCGGCACGTGAACGATACGGTTCTGATTCCCCTGCCTTGTATTTGGGCTGATTGGGGTTTTGGAGCGCGTGAACTGGCCGTTAGTCGTCGAGGTGGATTGCCGTTGGATTTGGCTTCGGCAGAGGATCAGGCGTTTGCTTGTGCCGAACTAGCTGAGAAGATGCTTATCGGTAACAGCGAGTATGATCAGTATCAGTACATCGCCAATGCCAAGATTTGGGGTTATACCGATTTCACCTCGCGTGTTACAGGCACCATTACTATTCCGACTGCTGATGCTTGGGTTGGATCAACACTGTTGGGTGAACTTCTTACGGCTATCCAGGCATTGATCGCGGTTAAGAAGTATGGCCCTTACATGATGTACCTGGCTCCGGCTTGGTCGCGGTATTTGGAAAACGATTATCTGTCCACGACTGCCGGACAGACGACCACAATCACCACACGTGAGCGTATTCTGAAACACGGCGAAATTCAGGATATTCGCAGCCTTGACTATCTGACAGGTTGGGACATTCTGCTCGTCCAGATGGAAACGGAAACCGTGCGTGAAATCATCGGCATGGATTGGACTACGGTTCAGTGGGAAGAGCAAGGTGGTAATTTGCTTAACTGGCGTATCCTGGGAATTCGTGTGCCACAGATTCGCAGCGACTACGACGGGAACTGCGGTGTGTGCCATCTGACTGTCGCGACGTAGTTCTAGTTGTGTTTTAGTGAAAGTTGATAATCTCGTTTGGAAAGGCGAATAACATGTTGTTTCGATTGAAGATGCAGGATGAGCAGGGTAATAAGGTTGGCATTCATATTGTGGGCGATACGACTTATCATCCTGGGGATACGATTGAAAGTGCGGTTGATCTGTGCAAGCTTGTCCGTAACAAGTTTGAGTTGGTGGCTCCGGACGTCAACGTACCCCGTCCTGTGATTCCAGTAGTCACTTCCACCGAACGGAACGGAGGGGCGATGTTCGGCTTTCGCCCCTCCAGTTCCAAAGTGCTCAATTTAACAGAGGACTATCCGCAAGCGCAGGCGGTCGGCGTTGAGGTGTTGTATAATACGCAGACAAAACGGTTTGCGGTGAGGAAAGACAAGCACATCCTTGTTAGGGTGAGCAAGATCGTATCGTTGGAAAACTATCTGGACGGACTTGTAAAGTAAGCTATGTCTGTTTGGACGATAGATCCTGTTTGGCTAGGTGGTGATGTGTTTATCATCGGCGGTGGCCATAGTTTGCAAAAGATGAAGTTTGATTGGTCGTTGTTACATGATGAACACACGATTGGATGTAATGATGCCTACAAATGGGGTGAGCGGGTTTGCAAACTATGTTTTTTTGGAGACATGACGTGGTATAAACACCACAGAGATAATTTGTCTCGATTCTCTAATCCAGTTTTTACCAACGTTACAGGACTTAAGAAGACTAAAGATTTGTGGTTGTGGTTTGTGAAGCGGTACGGTACGGGACTACATCCGGACGGTATTGGTTGGAATGGCAACACGGGTGCAGCTGCCATTAACCTAGCTATATTGTTGGGAGCCCAACGAATCTACTTATTGGGTTTTGATATGCAACGAATAGATGACAAATCTAATTGGCATGTTGATAACGTTAGACCTGCGGCAACCGCACCCAAGATTTATGAAATGTTTGTTAGATGTTTCAAAAGGCTTGTGCACGATTGGAAAGCAAAGTTTTCTGATGTTGAAATCTACAATGTTACAGATTGTAGTGCTTTGTCGTCTGATCTTATTCCTTGGCTGAATCCAACTGAGTTTTGGGCTGCGCGTACGTGTGAGAAAGGGATCGACTGATGGCTGTCAGGACAACGGAAGCTTTGGTTGGCACAATAGTCGAGTTGGATTCGGATACGTCTGTTGATTCCATCATCACGGTTGCGAATGTCATCGTGACCAAACATTGTACTGATACTGCTTTGACAGCGACTGAATTGGAATTGATTGAACGGTATCTAACGGCTCATTTGTATTCGTTGAAGTACAGGCGAACGATTTCGGAAAAAGTGAGTACAATCGCGGATACTTTTCAACATTCCGAGGATCTTGGTTTCAATTCGACGGAGTTTGGCCAAACTGCAATGAGGTTGGATTGGAGTGGCGCGCTTGCGGCACTGGACAAATCGATGAAAGAGGGTTTAGGGAGAACGGTTGACTTGGATTGGGCGGGTACAGAAAATCCCAATTCAACGGAAACCAGTTCATGAGGAGGCACAATGGATAGTTCGCCATTAACACAGCTTGGGATTGGCGGTATTTTTTGCATCGTTGTTTTGAGGGAGGTTTTTGGATTTCTAAATCGAACCAAGAGTAACGGAACCAAGGGTAACGGAAGTTTGAAACAAGTTGTGACTAGGGATGAGTTGGACCGCAAATTTAGCACTGTCCAACACACTGACAATTGCCAACAGATAGTTAGACGGTTTGACATCATGTTTGAAACGATTGTTGCGCAGCGAAAGGAAGATTTGGAGGCACAGAAAGAAAATCGTACAGCACAGGACACTCAGTTTGAAAGAATGATAGTTACACTGAATAGGGTCCAGGTTTTGGTTGAGAAAACAGATGCCTAATAAAAGCCGTATCCAAAATCAGGATTGTGTGTATTGGCCCCTGGATCTCACTGAGTCTGGTGCTCAGAGTTTCAATAGCTATGGGGAGCCACAGTTTGCAACTCCTCAAGCGTTGAAATGTCGTTGGGAGGGAAGAATAGAAAAGTTTATGGATGATAAGGGAGAGGAGGTTGTAAGCAAAGCTGTAGTAATGGTGGATGGTGTTGCGGTGGGTGGTGTTTTGATGGAAGGTGAGTTGACGGATATAACGGACGCCGACAACCCATTGCTGAATGACGGAGCGTACCAAATCAAACGATACGATACAGTGCCCAATAGAAAAGCTACTGTGATGTTTAGGTGGGCGTACTTGTAATGGCAAGGATAACACATGTTACTGGTGTTTCAAGTATCATGGCGAAACTCCGTGCGGTTGGCATGCAGCAGGGAATGCTTATGGAGGGACGTCTCAAAAGGGCCGGTTTGTTTGTTCAGCGGGAAAGTCAAAAAGTGGTGCCTGTGGAATATGCGGTGTTGAAAAATTCAGCCTTCACACGCAAATTGAAAGGGATTGGATTTACAGCTGATATTGCTGTTGGCTATACGGCTTTTTATGCTGCGTATGTCCACGAGGATTTGCAGGCTAGGCATAAACCGGGAAAGAAAGCAAAGTATCTTGAACATCCAGTAATAGAGAATCGCAGAAAGATACTTGCTATCATAGCGGGCACGATATGACGTGGTATAAAGGGAGATAATTATGGCGGGTACTTGGGACTTCAAGCTGGCTGTTGAGGATATTGAAAATCAGATTGTAAGGATCAACGCCACACGATCCGACGATGCCACAAATCCTCCAACTACTGTATCTGTTGCTCTCAGCGCTGATATTTCAACCCCGGAATTGAAGTTGGCCGCTTTGGATAGGTTATGGGCAAAATACGAGACTATCACAACCAAAGCTGCTGCGATTAAAAATGTTTTGGGTACGTTGGAAGCGGCAGCTAAAGCAAATTTTGAAGCACGGGAGGCATAAGATGCTCGCAAAATACTTTAGATTTCGAGTGCTCAGTGCTCTTGATTTGACGTTGACTTTCAACGATGGTGCCGTCATTGAGGTGACGTGGATTCCTTGGAAGTTTGATGGCGGGGCCAGAAGTAACGGGGCTGAGGTCAAGCAGAATTCTGCTTTCCTGACGACTGGTGGATCGCTGGCAGCTGCTGCTGAAACTGAGGGGACTGTGGTCGATAACAGTTCCGATTTGTATCTCGGTCTCAATGGAACCTTCCGCGTCGTCGCCGATCTGACCAGTAGCGATGGTACGATGTATCTCTATGTCGAAGAATCAACAGACAACAGCGTATGGCCCTCCGATCAAGCCGACTTCGATATTGAACTACACATGGATTTTGTCTGTGCGTTGCAAATGAGTACAGACGCTGCTGATGAAGGGGCGGCTAAAAACTTTAGTCTCTGACGACAATGCCTATCTTCGCTCCATCCAAATTGGTTCTCCCCGGCACTGATGGTCTCGTCGGCCTGTGGGACCCGTCTATCCAGGGAGCGGGCGGAACAAAGCTTGTCGATCTGAGCGGGTATAATTCGCATGGAACGTTTGGCACGTCTTCGGATGTGTCATGGGAAACGACTTCGCGGGGTGTCTCGCTTTACTTCGATGAAAGCACGAATGGCGTTAACGGCGTCCCTAAGAACATCAATGGGTATCCGTTTTCGGTTTCTTTCTGGACGCGATCGACTGCAACGACGTGGTCAACTTTGTTCTGGATGGGGGATGGCACTAGGACTGACAAGATGTTCGTTGTATGGTTTCGGGATGTCTCCGGCCATATAACGATTTCCGCCAGAAATGCAAGTGAGAAGTACACTGCTTCCACCAACGCATTCAACGATGGGAACTGGCATCACGTCGTGGCCGTGTTTGCTACGGCGACTGATAGGCGTCTTTACGTGGACGGCAATTTAGAGGCGTCCAATGCGTCTTCAGTCCCGTTCATTACATCGATGAACAAGTGGACGCTTGGCCTTGCCGGTGACTCGTCCCCCGGTGCTGCATACGAAGGGCACTTGGATTCTGTCTCGCTCTATAATTGCGAGCTTAGCCCTTCTGTAATCCGTAGTTTCTACCGCGATTCCCGCCAGATGTTCCGCCGCGAGCCCATCGAGTTCTGGGGGGCGTTGGTCGGCAGTGGTGGGACATCCCAGGCTTTAGCGGGAGTAATTGCAGCTCAAGCGGCTGTGACTGGTTCTATGTCTCTTGCGGCATCGTTAGCGGGGTCTACAGCAGCCGTATCCACTGTCTCAGCTGCGATCTCGGTCGGTATGGGTATATCTGGCCTTATTACGGGTACAACGGCTCTAACAGGCCGTGTGGCGGTTGTACGGGGTATCAGTGGAGCTATCGCGGCGGTTACAACCGTTTCGGGCGGTTTAACCGTTGCTCGAAACATACAAGGAGCAATAGCAAGTCAATCGGTCGTCAGTGGTTCACTTTCAACAGATAAAAAGTTGGCAGGATTAACGACAGTTCAATCTGTCGTAAGTGGTTCGCTTTCAACAGATAAAAAGTTGGCAGGATTAACGACAGTTCAATC